CTTAATTTCGTCGTTAGCTACTGTTTCGTCCAACGTATATTTACCGAGAATAACGAGTTTAGAGTATGCGCTAATTAGCCACGGTTTCAATTTCTTCATGTGTAGTACCACCTTCTAAATCTAATATTTGTGATTGTAAATCAGCTAACGCTTCTAATACATATTCAGGATTTAATTCGACTGTATCTTCGGCGTCGCTGCCGCTATTAATAGCGTCTTCATTATCTAACTTAGGCTGTACTTTATCTTTTTTAACAGTATCAGCTATCTTATCAATTAAGTTAAATAATGAATTATATTGCATTTCGGTTACGATTCTAAATCCTGGTTGTAGATCAGGAAGTAGCGCTTCTTTATAAGTACTCATACCGATTACGATGTTTGTATCCGAGATTAATATGTACATAGTTTAAACCATTCCTATAATTTCAGCGTTACCGGCCTTAACTTTTAATGTGCCGTTAGATAATCTATCGCTAGTTTTTAATTCATCATTAATATAGACTTTAGTATTATAGTCAGCGTTACCGCTAAATTTAATATTAAAGGATTCTCTATTTTCACTATTAATGATTCTGATTTTCTTAGGAATAAAATCAAGTGTTAAGGCACTAAACAATAGATACGAATTCTTTACGGCTAAATCGATGATTAATTCGTTAATAGTTAACGCTTTAAATGCTTCATGCATTTCCTTTGTTGTGGTAGCAATAAAAGAAGTAGCGCTTGCTACTGATAACTTAGCCTTTTTACCTTTTACGATAAGTTTATATACGCCCATATTATAAGGTACTTCAGGCGCGTTATTATCTTCTTCAGATTCTTTGTGTTTTTGAATAGTTTTAGTAATTTCAGTTTCACCGACTAAATTAATATATTTAACGGTGATTTCATCACTATCGCTATCTTCGATAGGAATCGTAGCGATATTATTAATTATTTCGACTGGATTTCCATTATTGACTTGTACTTTAAAATGATTGTATCCATGCGCCGTGATAAATGTATCGCCTTCTGAATATTCGTCGATATTAAAAGGAGTATTCGTATTAAGTGTTTCAAAATTAACGAATAAAAAAGGCTTAGCATAATTTAAGAATTCATATAGTACAGTATCTAAATCGTCGTTAGGTAAGTTAACATAATTTTTTCTTAAAAAATAAGCTGTACGATGTACGGAAGCAGTATCGCCGTTATTAGTAACTGCATTAGCTTTTGTAACATAATTATCTAAGTCAGTTTTTTTAGCGTAAGCCGATTCTGCGTCAGTTTTAGATAAGTAAGCGTCAGCTGCGGCAGTCGCTGTTAAATAATTATTTAAATCAGTCTTCTTACTATAAGTAGTATCTACGTCAGCCTTAGAAATATAACTATTTAAATTAGCCTTAGTAGCATAATTATTATCTGCAAAGATTCTGGATACAAAAGTATCCTTAATCGCTGCTGTTGTCATATAATTATTAAAATCAGTTTTCTTAGCATATGTATTATCTGCATAAACTCGAGATACAAAAGTATCTCTAATAGCCGTTGTCTGCATATAATTATTTAAATCAGTTTTTAGCGCATATTTAGGATCGCCTAACATAGTAAGGTAATTTCTTAAATCTACCTTCTTTAGGTAAAGATTTTCGGCTTCTTGTTTAGTAGGATAAGCGGATAAATCGACATTTCCGCCACTGCTTCCGCCTGTACCTGGATCACCCTTCGGCCCTTTAAGCTGTGCTATTTGATCCGGCGTTAAATCTTCGAATCGTAATGGATCGCCCTTATCACCTTTAGGGCCTTTAAGTTGTAATAACTGATCCGGAGTAAAGTCTTCGTATTTAAAATCTTTACCAGGACTACCAGGCGCGCCAGGATTACCGTCTTCGCCTTTATCGCCTTTCGGCCCTTTTAAAGCTGCCTTTTGTACTTCGGTTAAGTCGTCGAATGTAATAGATTTACCGTCTTTACCAGGTAAACCAGTATCGCCTTTACGGCCAGGGATACCGATATCGATATTAATTCGATTCGGAATATTAACGATTACTTCTTTTTCCATTATTTAAACCTTTCACTATCTTTAATGTAAAGATATATCATGAATAATTTTAATGCTTCCCATAACTAACTTATAGCTATATGTATCACTAACGATAAATACATCGTAAAAGCCTTTAAATAAAGTCTTAGGAATCGTTAAGGATTTAGCGGCCGGAATACTTACATAAATAGATTTATCTTGAATCGTACAGTCAGCTTCTAAGATTAATTCGTCGTTAACGGTACGAAGTTTACATATAGCTTTAGCCTTATTTAAATCTACATTATCGCCCTGGATAGTATAACTACGATTCCAGTCATTCCCAGTATGTAATGTTTCTGATTGACGCTTAATATAATCCATTATTACGCCCTCTTAACTGCAATACAAATATAGTTAGCGCTACCAGGTAAGAATACTTCTGCGCCGTTGTTTTTACCGGAATCACCATAACGTTTACTAACGCCGTCTTGGCCTCTAAGACGAGTACCGACATGTACTATACGTCCACTTCTCCAACATTCAAGGTTAATCATGTTAGAGGAGTTACTTTCCCTAAAGTCTATATACCATTGGTCTACATTAGATTGATCTATAGATAATAGCCAGTTGCATTCATTTTCGTTAAAGCCATCTGGGATAGGAAGTTGTTGACCGTCTCTAATATTGCCGTAAGTAACGCTAATATCTGGAATCGTTAAAAACGGTCTGAATTCTGTACCTTTATCCTTACCGTACCAACCGGGACGATGATAACAGCATAGATTGGATTCTTGCGTATATTGCCTATTACCTAAATCTAAGTTAGTTTGATTATCATCGACGCCGCCGTCTGAAATAGTATGATAGCCACCGCCGGCTTTACGATTAATTCTAATACTAGAAGTAGGAGAAAACTCTAAATTACCAGTCATAGTATCGCCGGACTTCTTAACGTATGTACGCTGCAATAGATTATTAACGTCGTCAGCTAGTTTAGGTAACGTTACAGATTTATCTCTAAGTTTACGCGTAGTTACAGATTCGTCAGGGTGATCTAATTCCGCTAATTCCTTATGTGGGATAATAGCAGTATCGATATCCTTACGCGTAGCATACATGATAGATAAATCTAGGATTACTTTTACGTTAACGGCATTATCGGTAACAGTATCGATATTAATAATTTTTTCTTGAATAGGATACGTCTTATCATATACAAGTTTAGCTTTATCGCCGCATGTAGTATATGCGTAAAGTGTTTCAGGGCCGTTATCGATTTTAGCCATTAAACCGATTTCTCTAAAGTAGAAGCTAGTATTAACTAGGCTATTACTTACTCTAAACTGTAGCCGCATTTGGCCGGCGTGTACGTTTTCGCTTTTAGCAATCGGTAAGGTTAACTTCGGAGATTTAATCGCCGTTAAACTATCGATAGCTGATCCAGTCGCTGTACCGTCGCCGATTACGACTTTTGTAAATGTAATGATGTGGCCGGCGCGGCCTTGCGTTAACATATCGCGGCCGGCATTCGTTAACTTCAATACGTCGAAGTCGCCTGTTTTATTAGCCATAAATATATGTTTCCTTTTATTTAAAATTTAGTATGAATTAATAGTCTAGGGATATAGCTACATTCTGTATTAGTACTCGAAGTTTCGATAGTATAATTAGCGTCAGCCGGAATATAGATTTCTTCGACTTCGGATACTATTCCTGAAAAATAAACTTCTTCGCCGAGGTTTAAATAAGTAGTAAAGAAGTATCCTAAATGTGCCGGCTTCCATTGATTAATAGCAGCTAATAAATCGGTAAAATTATCGATAGTACCGTCTTGCACTTCGAATCTTAATTTATACTCAGAATATAATTCTGTAATTGTACCGTCTTTAGTATTAACAAATTTATTTAACAAATTCGTTAAGAATTGGATAGTCGAAGTTTGTTTAGACTGTAGCTTTTGCCATATGCGTAAACGTCGTACTTCGTCAGAATCGGATTCGTTAGTCGGAATAAATAAATCATTTTCCCATAACGTTAAACCCCATGTAGCCGTTGATACAAAGAATTGCTTATAAACATCGAGTAAGTACTCTCTTAATTCGTCATGCTCAGCTGATTGCGAATCGCCTACTAACTTAAATGTATCGGAGTTTTCGTTTAGAAAAGCCGGTAAATAGCGTAGGATATTCGTCTTTTCCTGGCGCATAAAATCCTTGCCGATTACGTTATCTAACTTAGCCATTTAACGCCACCGTACCAATCTTAGGAAGTTTACCGTTTAATTGTACTGATCCGTTACTACCGTTAATTTGAATACTATTGTAATCTGTATAACCGGAGTTAAATAACTGTTTAGCTATATCGGCCTGACTAACTTTCGTTAATTTAAATCCGTGTTTACGGAAATAATCAGTAAGTAATTTTTTAAAGGATTCTTCTGTGCCGCTGCCGGTTAACCCACTTACGTTAATATTAATAGTAAGAATATCCGGAGTACTAACGATAACTTTAGCGCCGGCCGGACGTTTTAATTCGATATAGGCTTTAACCTTATTAATTAAATCTTTACTAGCTTTATCACCGTTACTATCGACGATAGCTACGCCTACAGTACCAGGGCCTTCAACTAATTCAGTAACACGGCAGCCACCGACGCCGTTTACAGCCGTCGCCCATTGATTGTAATGATACAAGTTACCGGAAGTAGCCGGCAATCTAATAAAATCACTGTAGCGTTGATATAAGGCTTCGTCAGTTTCTTCTTCGAAGCCGTCGATAGTCGGATTATTATTAGTAACGGAATTGACGCCGCCAATACTCATCGGTATTAACGTAATCGTATTCGCTTCTAAATTATATTCCGTACCAGGATTTTCGGCTTC